CCCGCCGGTCTTCTTCCGATGCGCCCAACCATTTCGGGTCCCGCTTCGTTTGCAATAAACAGGCTGCCTCGATCCGGAAAACCGCCATCTTCAAATCTCGGAATGCGACCAAAAGAAACGTTTCTGACCTGAAAATCAAAGTCAAGCATCTTTCCAAGCGGGGATTCGTTTAACTTAGACAGCAAATCATTTATGCCATCCAGCGCAGTATTCAACATGCTTTCCAGCGAAGAAATTACATTGTTCAGTACATCAACTACCTTGTTTGCAAGTCCCTTAAAGCCCTCGTAAATTCCATTTTTCAGGTTTTCCCCGAGCTTTTGCCAACGTTCTTTTGTAAACCACGGTGCAACATGCTCGTCCCACCATTTCTGGATGTCCGTTTTCCACTGCAGAACAGTTTCGTCCCATTTCTTTTTGAAAGACGTTTTTATGTTTTCCAGCATCGTCTTCCATTTTTCAGTGTCAAACCAAGGTTTTACATGTTCGTCCCACCATGTAACGATAGCGGTATTCGACCACCAGTCTACAAGTTCATCCCATTTGGTCTCAAAACTTATTCTGATGTTTTCCAACAATTCCGACCATTTCTCTTCGGAGAACCACGGTGTTACGTTTTCTTCCCACCATGTATAAATTGCTGTGTTTTGCCACCAGTCCACAATTTCAGCCCATTTGGTTTCAAAACTGGTCTTCACATTTGTAAAAAGCTCTGTCCACTTTTCTTCTGTGAACCACGGTGCAACTTCGCTTTCATACCAGTTCGAGAATTTATCGCCAAGATCATTAAACCATTGATCCCACTCTGCCTGATCCGCTTCCCGGCTTGCGCGGTTGTTCGCCTGCCATTCCAGAAACTTATTTTTCCACTCTTCGACCCAGCTAAAATCAGCATTTTCATACGGATTATAAGCGTCGTTCTCGCCCTGAATGTTTCCAACTCCGGTCGAGTCATGCCCGTAAATCGCCCAAGGACTGTTTGCACGTTCCTGCCGATTCTTTGAATGGAATGCTTTCCAGCCGTTTTCTTGAATGTACTCAATATCTTTTTTCCAGTTCTCGTATGCTTCCACACCGATCATGGTTACGGTAATGCCCAGCGTAATCCAACCGAGCCCTTTTAGCACAGGCAAGGTTCCCTGTAAGAATTTGATTGCATTGTACGCAGCAGAACCTACCTTAAAAGCAAGCACAGATGCCTTAAATGCAATAAATGCTTTCGCAAGATTTTCGATTCCTCTCGCAACGTCTTCCGGCTGGATTTTATCCATCCAGTCCGCCAGATGGTCCAGAAAATTGTTCAGTGTTTCGCTATTCAGAAAATTCGCTGTCAGGTTGGACAGCTTTTCCAGAAAGATCAGCAGTCCTTCGCCAACTGTTTCTGCAAATGGTTCCAGTCGATCCCAGAAATCAGATAAATTTTGCCGGATTTGCGCCCAGTTTACTTTATCGTTAAATTCTTTCAGGATCCGAAGAAGATCAGGCAGCCCTTTTTCAATCGTCCATTCCCCCAGCGGCAAAAGCACCTGCACATAGAAATCCGATATCACACCGGACAATGCGCCAAACACGGGAATCAAAGACTTTGTGTACTGTGCGATCATCTCCATCAATGGCTTAAAGTTCAAGCCTGCCGACCATTCCACGGTAGCGTCTGCAGCCTGCCGGATATTGTAAATAATTACCGCAAAAATATCGCGGATGTTTTCCAGCGTTCTCAGTCCTGCGTTGTTTGCGTTCCACGCTTCGCGGAAATTTTTCGCCAGATTTCCGACCACCAGACCGATATCCCCGATAATATGCAGGATATCCGCAAACATGGCGATTGTGGCTTCCTGGTTCCACATCGTCAGAAAATCTCGTCCGATGTCCTGCACCAGCTTTTTGACCTCATCCAACGCATACTTCCAGGAATCCATTACGAACTGACCTTCCCGGTTCCATGCTTCTTTCAGAGGTGCAAATAATTTCGAAAAGAAATCTTTGATCTTGCCCGCCAGGTCTTTGTACTTGTTTTCGATTGGAACTTCTTCGAACATGTCGCCCGGATTCAGCCCGCCGGATGCTCCAGAACCAGATTGCTTCTGGATCACATTCAGCTCGTCGATTCCGAGTGTGGCATCTTTCGCAGCTGCACCCGTCTTTTTCAGGCTCGCTGCATAGTCTTTATAGGCATTCGTTGCCTTTATGACAGTGCCTTTTCCGGTCAGTGCTGCGAACAGCTGTCCGATCGCCGTTACCGCCATCGTTGCAAGTTCGATGATCTTAATCAGAGCCGGGGCAAGCGCTTCCAGCAAAGGTGCTGCTGCCGCTGCGACCGCATTTTGCAACTGCCCCAATGCAGACCACAAACCGGATAACGCCACGTTGGCTTCGTTGCTGTACTGTGCAAGATTTTGAAATCCACTTCCCAATCCGCTAAACACGCCAGAAAATGCCCGCGACAGGATGGAAAACCGAAGCAGATTCGTGATCCTGCTCACATGCCTGGATAAGTTTCCCGTACTTGCACTGCAGCTATCAATCCGGCGTTTGGTCTTGGTAAATCCGCCGATAATTCCGCTGATTTTTGCATCCACTCTGGACAACAACCCAGATACTTTCTGCAACCCGTTCCGCCATTTTTCGAAGCCGTTGCCTTTTTCAGTCGCTTTTCCGGCAGCATCCAGCTGTTCCTGCGTCTGTGCTGCCTCGCCGGTCAGTCGTTCCAACTTCTCGTTGGCAAGCTGCAGTTCCCCGTTCAGCTTTTGCACTTCTGCGGTGCTTTCCGGATTCATCCGGGCAGTTTCGAGACGATTCTGTAAAGACAGTACCTTATCTTCCAGTTCATCGTATTCCGGATTCAGGGCGTCAATTTGTTTTTCGACTTCCTGTAATCCATATGGGGTAAGCCCCATAGCCTCCTGATCTCGTAAATCAGAGAGCTTATCCAGTAGCGGCTGCATCTGTTTGTCTACCGCTGCAAACTCTTTTTCTGCCGCCTTCAACTGCGCTTCCAGATTTGCAATGGTTGCATTTCTGGCGTTTCCAGACTGTAAATCAAGCAGCTTCCGCCGCAGGTTGTCGATTTTAAAGCCCTGCTGGTCGACCGCTTCCTGCTGCCGCTTTAACTTCGCGGTAAGGTTGTCTACTATCTTCCCAGCGTTCCCCGTGTTCGCCTTCCCGACGATGCTGTTCACGCGGGACATACAGCGGTCAACGATCGCTTCTGCTTTCTGGGTTTTCTGAGCAACTGCATCCATTTCTTTTTTGTATTTGGTTGCACTCGCCTCGATAATGACCTGCAGGCGTTCCAGTGTCGTCCCTGACATCAGCTTTCCTCCTTTCCGCTGTGCGCCTGCTGCCAGAGTCGGTTATGCTCCTCCGCAAATCTGCGCATTCTTTCGTTTCGTTTTATCAATTCTCGATCTACTTTTTCTGTTTCCGGGAATAATGTAGGGTAAAAATGTTGTACTGTACGGAAATCGCTGTCTTTTTCTCCCCACACCGCATCCCTGATCTGCAACGCTAATACCTGAAGGCTCAAAGCCCGCACCTTAAATGCTTCGTCTTTTTCTTTCTGCCGTCGATCTTCGCGTCTGCGATAGGAATCGAACAGATCAACTACCTCAGCAAGACTGCATTCCCAGAAAAAAGACGGGCTGTATCCCATGTCCAGAAACTTCGGATACAACTCGTCCAGTAACTCGCTTACAGTTCTTTGCGCATTTCCGCCAGTGACTCGGACATTTCCGCTGCCACCGATTTCGATAAAAAACCGCTCACCAGGAATACTTCCAGGTATACGTTGGTAAAGAAGCTCAGCAGGTCGCCGCCTTCCTGCTCGTATTTGTCATACAGGGACTCCATATCCTTTGCAGATACCTTATGCGTCCACGGCTTCATCGCCGTGTGTGCAACATCCAACATAACGGTCAGCGGTGGCATCCCACCCTTGAACGACATCAGCTCCATGATGGAGCCTTTATATTTCGCTTCCAGCTCTTTGACACCTGCAGTCTGCAGCTTTAACCTGTAAGTCTCTCCACCGACCTCCCAGATTGCAAAAGGATTTCTCTGCGGCGCTTTCTTTTCTT